CCAGAGCTCATGCCAGGGTGTAACTAATTGAAGTCACTTTCGTACTTCAACCTCAACTCAAGCGTTGATTGCATTAAGGAGTACCATAACCCCGCCGTCCTATCCTCCTCTGTCGATGAGAGGAGCTTCAATATCCGTTCTACGTACTCCGACCGAAGGCCAGAGCCAGTCCAGAGTCCGAACCCAAGCGGGCCCAGGAGGTCGACCATCCGAGATTGGTCGTACAAGTTACGCTCCTCTGAGAAGCCGGGGACCCTAGCCAGGGGGCCACCCAATGTTATCCGCATACGCCCTCTGCGAAGAGCGCGGATCGTTGTCCAGTCCGCGTAACGCGAGCCAAACACCTGAGAGTGGGCCTTGCGGGCCATTTTCTCAAAGTTCCTCCAGTAGTCATAAAACTCGAGGTCTTCAGAGAGCAGGTCGACGAACCTGTCCACTTTTCGGTACCAAGCGCGCCCTTGCAAGTGAAGGGGTGCGACCCGCCTGGTGTAACCAGCCTTCTCCATAACGAAGAGGTCGTACAAGTAGTGAGTGACGTGGTTTGCCACGTGGTGGTTGCCGAGATTCTCCACGAATGCAGCCACTAGCCGGACCTTGTGGTCGAGTAGGTCCTTCACAGGTGACTCTGGGTGGAGCAAGTTAGCGACGACCTCGGCTGTTGGCCGCACGCACATCACTTTGCCAGAACTGGCGTCCCGCTTGAAGTAGTGGGACAAGAATTTGGCCCGCCCCGAAAAGACGTAGGTCCACCGATGAGTGTTGCCGGGGGCTGGGCCGATCGGCTCCTCTTGGAGGACCTCGAATTTCTCGAGGAAGGTCAAAGGCCGCCCAAGGTCTCTCTCCCGTTCCTTTCTGTATGCGCGGACGACCGATCTAGACCTGTCGTCGATTGCATTGGAAACTATCGGTTGGGCGAATCCGACGAACAGAGAGAACCCGAGGGTGGTCTTCTCAACACTGAGCTTGTGTCCGAAGTTCCAGAGGAAGTGGTCCGACAACATTTCAAGATGTCGGGTCGCTAACTCTTTCCTCTCGTGTGGCGGGCCCTGGTACCGCAGCCCAACCAGGTTGTCATCACCATGAACGAACACGCGGGCGTCAGCCAGACCAACCCTGTAAAGTGCTTCCTGCCACATGATTGCGTTGATAACCGAGTCTAACAACGCCGTCATGCCAGTGCCAGAAGGCACGCCGCCGTTCTTGCGAACGACTGCGCCACCGTACAGGACTATGTCAGAACGAATGATTTCGTCCTCTAACCAGTCGAGGAGTCTGGATGGACGAGTGTCATGACTTTCCTCGACACCGAAAGCACACCGCATGACGTCAAAGGCCCGCTTTATCAGCGCGGGCCCGCATTGCACGTCGAACTGCGAGAAGTCGCCGTTTATGAATGTATTATATCCGGCTAACCTCTCACAGAGACGGGTCGGGTCGTCACCAAATTTGTTGAATCCGTTGGTGATAACAGCCATTTCTCGGTGGAGGGCCTCGAGTAGAGGAACGGTGAAACAGCCGGCGAGGAGAGACTCATGTTGGTCGGCCATCAAAATGGCTCGGCCGAACGGCCTCATAGTTTCCGCCTTCTCTTCGTTCAGTGTCTTCTCGCTGAGCTTGGCACGCCCAGCGATAGCATATCTTGGCTTGAGATAACCAAGGACGGGGGCCGATCCGGCCGCATCGTAGACCTCCCGGGCCAAGTCCATCGCAATTGCAACAGACTCTCCCTTCTTCTTGAAGCCTAGAGCGCGAAACGTGGGCCCCGGGTTTGCGTCGAGATTGAGGACGCTCTGGCGAGCGGCCTCGTCAAAGGGGAGCATTGCAACTTCCCCGGGTTCAAGTCCTAAGAAGCGAACTTGTTC